TTTCGAGGCCCAATTCTTCTACCTTACCGCCTCCGTGTGTACCATATAAGCCCACGGCATGTACTTCATCGATGTAAGTGATTGCTCCGTACTTGTCTGCTAGATCGCATATCTCTTTGATGTGTCCAACATCACCGTCCATGCTGTATACACTTTCAAAAACAACACAAGGTGTTTGCCCTGCTATTTTTACTGCACACAGTATATCTTCTAGTTGTTGTAGATCGTTGTGATTAAACACAGTCTTAGGCGCACGACTGTGACTCATACCTATAATAAGACTGTTGTGGTTATTGCTGTCGCTGACAAAGTGTATGTCAGGTATAATTTTACTAAGAGCAATAAGACTCCACTCATTGGCTACGTAAGCACTACTGAACAATAATGCTTTGCTCTTGTTGTGCAGCATAGCTAATTCGTGTTCAAGTGCTACGTGGTAGTGACTGGTCC